GCCCGGCACTTCCTAAGACCAAGGAGGTCCGTAATAGTATGAGTAAAAGAGAACCTGATGCATTCATAGTTACAACTGATGATGGATGGGATGTTGTTAATAGTGATATTCTGGACAGGTATGTTATTAAATCCGCAGAAGAAGATGATGGTCAAGGAGGTGGGGTTAGTAAGCAGATTAAGGATGATGGATGGGATTATAATGACCTCCATGAACCTTTATACAATCCTGAACAGTTAACAGACCTCTTAGAACGGAACACTTACCACGCCCAAGCTTGCAGTGTGGTGGCCAGAGAGTCCGGTGGATTGGGATTCAGCATTAAGCCAGTATCAGAAGAAGAAAACCCTGATGATGAACATAAACGGGTTTTAATCAAGTTTTTTAAAAGTTTCAAAATTAATGATGTGTTATATCGTAGGCAGTATGATCGTGGAAGTATAGGTTATGGTGCTATTGAGATCATCCGGGAAGGGGGAAACAAGAGTGAATTGTTAAGATTGGATCACATCCCCAGTCACACATTACGAAGGCATAAGGATGAGAAGAGAGTCAAGCAACAAATAGGAAATAAGACAGTTTGGTTCATATTATACGGCACAAATAAGGATCGTAATGGTGAGATTCTTTTTGACGTGGACAGCGAAACTGGAGAGATACACCCTCCTAACAGCCTACCAGTCAAACGATTAGCAAACGAAATCCTATGGAGTCTTGATTACACCCCCAAATCACATTACTATGGAATGCCAAGAGTGATTTCAGCCATAGGAGCCATATATGGNGATATAAGCTGTAGAGAGTATAATAATTCATTTTTCACAAACTATGGAATGCCCGCCTTCGCCGTGACTGTTACAGGAGACTTTGAAACTTACGATAAGGTTCCAGGAGATGAAGGGTATGATGAGACCAAAACACTCAGATATAAGATGTCTCAACAATTAAAAGAAGTCATCAAAAACCCTCACAGCGCAGTGACCATCCTCATACCTTCAGAAGGAGAGGATGGTAATGTTGAAGCAAAAATACAACCACTCAGTGTTGAAACAAAAGAAGCATCTTTCAGACTATACAGGAAAGATAACCGGGATGAAGTCCTGGCAGCTCACCGAGTACCAGCATACAGATTAGGAATAAATGAAACCGGAAGACTAGGCGGCAGCAACAGTGCAGAATCATCTAAAATATACAAAACAAGCGTCCTGGAACCATTACAAAGTGATGATGAATATGATATGAACTGGCTCATCCGTGAAGAATTCGGATTCACAGACTGGGAATTCCAGTTAGAAGACATTGATATTAACGATTTTGCCGGTGATGTNANAATAGCAGAAAAGATGTTCAACATGGCCAGCATGACACCAAGAGATAACATACGATACTTCGGGGAACGTTTCGGAGTTAAAGATGACCCTAACAATCCATTTTTAGATGAATATTACTTGAACGGCCAACCNCTNGAAAAGGTCTGGAACCCCACCCCTGATGTGGACCCACCAGGAACCAACACAGTTCTCAGTGATTTGGAAGATTCGATAATTGAAGACATGGAGGTATCCAGTGCTAACCCTGAAAACACGGTTTCAGCAGTCAAAGCAGCTTTTAAACGACTTAAAGCAGGATTATAATAATCGTTTAGCTGCTGAGAAAGAATTATCTCAACAATTATCAGCTCTTTTCCTTGCAGCTGAAAAACAGATCCTCATAAACCTAAAATCCTTTGACGAAATTCCAGCTGATTTTTATTCCATTATATCACCTCTTGATGATTTAAGGGTTGTTTACACTCCATTAATAGCACANAANAATGTGGAACATTTCATCAGAGGCTATGGTAGAACTGCAACATTGATTAGGTTAGCAAAATCAGAACTTACTCCGAATGTTGCGTCTAAANCCTTAAAACCCAAACCCTCTAAAAATACTACTATTATTATTGACAGAGGGGATGATTTCTTTGGCATTGATGAGACAACCCTTGAATACATTGAGAACAAACAATTTGTAGCATCACAAAGAGTGATGGACAGAGTGAATACGACTATTTCTAAAAACCTTTCAAAGAGTTATAATGATGGTGTTGGTATTGATAATGCCGCCCGGAACCTGCGAAAAGAGTTCAATAAACTTGAAGGATATGAAGCCAAAAGGATAGCTCGGACAGAGATTAACAGTGCCCAGAATATGGGTGCTTTCCGAGCATACGCTGACTTTGACATTCAATATCATCAATGGTGGAGTGGTCAGGATAACCGGGTTAGGGATAGTCATGTCCAGTTACATGGGCAGATAGTCCAGGTGGATCAGACCTTTGAGAATGGCCTAATGTATCCGGGAGATATGAATGGCAGTATTGAAGAATGGATTAACTGCCGGTGCACCACAGTACCCTACCTAATGCCACTTGGTTTTATGGCCCCACCTGGTGTGTCTTACTTCTACGAATCAGATATAATACCTATACCTGGTTTTGACCAGGACAAAGTTTTTGCCATTCTTGATGATTTTTAAATTAAATATAATCCCCCACCTTTTTTTTGGGTGCATGATTTAAGGGGAAGGAGGTGATGACTTCTGGACTTCATATTAATCTATCTTATCCTAGCCCTAGCTCTCTTAATCATTATAATTGATTTAATGATTATCCCCTTCTGTGAAGGGGTTAAAAAAGCATTTGAACACCATGAAACCAAAGAAAAGTTAACAAAAATGTTTGAAGAATAATCAAAAAAAAAACTTATTTAGTTTTTTTTTTTGATAGGAGGCGATTTTTTTATGGGAAAATTAAGTTCTAAAGCAAGACCAACAGCTCCAGGCAGTGTAAATGCCCTGGAAGACCAAATTCGAAGAGCAATCAAAGACACATTCCGAACAGATCCGAAGAATAACGACATCAACACGTATCCACGGGATATTATACCTGACAAACCAATCAAATCCGGAACCGTGATAGTGGAAGACTACAGCGACGACAAGTATTATTCCATAAATTTTTCGATGAATGAAAACAATGAAATTGTTCTTGGCGAAAAAACAGAAGTAAAACAAAAAATAGAATACGAAGCCGTTAAATCAAGCGTTTTAGCTGTTGAAAAATCAAAGGATCATGTCATGCTAACAGGAACGGTTCTCATTCCAGGGGAACCTGACTGTGACTATGAAAATGGTGAAGAAATCCTCACTGCTGAAAAAGTGGCGAAGATAGCGCATGAATTCATGAATTACAGGATAATTGATAAAGAACACGAATTCCTGGTAACTAAGAAAAACATGGGCGACCCTGTGGAATCATGGTTACTCGATGCTCCCCGTGTTATGAAGAATATCATGGGTGAAGAGCGCGAATATCCTATGGGCACATGGGTTGTTAAAAGTAAAATAACCGACCCTGAAATGATGAAATTAGCAGAGAAAGGAGAATTAGCTTATTCAGTGTCCGTCCTTTCAAAAGAAGATGCAGATAAAATTATGGCATCTAAAAACCGCGTTTTAATAAAAGATATTGATAACCCTGTTGGATTCACCATTTCCCTGACAAAAAATCCTTGTGTGGATAATAGTTGCAGTGTGAAAAGTGCAACGAAAGCAGGTCGTGTGATTTCAAAAGAGAATAAAACGATACTTGAAAACATTCGGGATATGATTACTGGCCTGATAAGCCAGGCGGAACCCGAAAAAGATAAATCTGATAGCGGAGGCGATATTATGACCGAGAAAGTAGAAAAAAAGGAAGAAAGTAAAGAATACGTCGAAAAATCCGATGTTGAAAAAATGGTGAGAAAAGCAGTTGAAGAAGTCCTTGAGGCTAAAAAAGAACCACTTAAATGCCCTGAATGTGGGGCTGTGGTTAAAACTGATGATAAGTTTTGCAGTGAATGCGGAACCGGACTTACCAGTGAAAAGAAAGAGAAAAAGGAAGAAAAAGCAGAGNAAAAGGAAGAGGTAGGGGGAGGAGCTTCTAAATCGTTGAAACCCAGCGGGAATGATAAGCCCACTCCTGCAGTTAAATCCTTTGAGGAAGTGTTAGATCGTGACATTTACGGTCGTAAATTATAGTAGATATATAAATCGGAGGCGATAAAAATGGCAATGAGCAATGGAGACATGTTAGCACGGATTTCAGCAGCATTTAAAGATATAACCACCACTACCACCCTTGGTGCGAGTGTCTTACAACCAGCATATTTCAATAAATATGTTCAAGCTGCCACCCGTGACAAGACAATACTATCGGAGGCAAGACTCATTCAGATGACTGCCCAGGTTCAGAATATTGATCGGGTGGAGTTTGGTAAGAAAATACTTCAAAAAGTANCGGAAGGTGAAGAAGACACCGCTCAAAAGCCTACCTTTAAACAGGAGCAGTTGATGGCTGAAGAGTTCGGGGCAACGGTGGGGATCACTGACAAAGCAATGCGGAGAAATATTGAGGGTAAAAACTTCAACACCACACTGGTGCAGATGATAGGTTCCAAAGCAGGTGAAGACTGGGAATCTCTAGCTGTTGGTGGAGACACTGACAAATACGCTGAGGAAAGTGTGATGAAAACTCAGGATGGTTGGATTAAGAAGTCAACTAACAAAATCTATGGAACCGGAACGGGCAAAGCTTTTGACAAGAATAAAACTGTCACTGACATGATGAGAGCCATGTTAAAAGCACATCCTCGTAACTATCTGAAAAATCGTGCCAATCTCAGATTCTACTTAAACAGTGACCACTTTGATGGTTATCTGGATGAAGTTGGAGAAAGGCCTACATTAGTAGGTGATGAAGCAGTGGGTAACAACGTAGCACGACCATTTAAGGGCATACCTGTTCGTGAAGCTGCGGTTCTTAACGACGAGGAAATATTAGACACTGACAGTGGGTATGGTAATGTTGCAATGCTGCAAAACCCTAACAACATGGTTTTAGGTATCTTCTTTGAGGTGACTATTGAAGCGGATAGGATGCCTAAACTGAGAAGAACGGATTGGGTGTTAACCCAGGAAACTGATCAGAACTATGAAAACCCAGCTGCAAATGTTGTGGCATTAGCTGATCAGACTAAACCAGTACCATAAAAAAAAAAATGAGGGAGATGATGAACGATGTTAGGAGTAATCAAAGCAATTAGGGAACAAACGGAAGTTTTGAAGGAGAACAGTCTTGCGGTGGGTGTTCTTTCTGTTGGTGAGGTGATTGTTGAGAAAATCACTGCTGTCAGTGGTAAGGATTTAGTGGTTGCAATAGCAACCGGTAAAAATGTCCTTTTCAAAAAAGCAACGGCAACTAAGGTTACTATCACTGATGAGGGGAATATAACTGCTGCTGGTGGGTTTGCAGGAGATTTAACCGGAGATGTGACTGGTAACCTTGAAGGAACACTCGCAGTCCATGAAACCGGAGCCGCAACCGGTGCAGCACCAACCGAAACAGAAGTAGCAGCAGAATTCGGAGCAGCATCAGAACAAGCCAAAGCCGGGATAGTTGGAATCTTCAAAGTAACCGGTGGGTTGAGTTATTTGGTTGTGACCGATAAAACCAGTTAC